AGTGGTTGGGGTGGTAGAATCATTGGTGCTATGAGTATGAGAAAGAAAGCACACTATGTTGGTACAGACCCTAATCCAGATACAAGTGGTAGATACCAAGCGGTTGCTGATTTCTATAATAACAATTGTGTGGATAATGAAAGTGAAACATTTCAAAAGTTTTTTGAGGTAGAAAAGAAAAGTAATACCTACGAAGTATTTACAGATGGTAGTGAATTAATTGGGAACAATCCTGAGTTTCAGAAGTATAAGGGTAAATTAGATATGGTTTTTACATCCCCACCTTACTTCAATCGTGAACAATATTCACAAGATGAGAATCAAAGTTTTAAAGCATATTCCGAGTATGATGATTGGAGAGATAACTTTTTAGAACCAACTTTAACAACGGCTTATAATTATTTAAAAGAGGATAGGTATATCCTTTGGAATATTGCAGATATTAAAATTGGGAGTAGTACTTACTTCCCTTTAGAACAAGATAGTATTGATATCCTAACCAAGTTGGGATGTGAATATAAAGGTAAACTTAAAATGTTGATGACACGGATGGTTGGGTTAGACCCAAGTAAGACTGGAATAAAGAATGCTGTACAACACAATGGAAAAGCATATAAGTTCGAACCGATATTCGTGTTCTACAAAGGAGCACAAAATGAAATTCAGAGACTGGACTAAAGAATATGATAAACCTTATCATAATGGAAAACAATGGATGTACGATAAGACACCAATCTATGATAATATTTTAGATTGTTTTTTAGAAACACAAAGACCAGAGGGTGATAAATCTACAAGAGAAAAATATGGTAACACGAGATTGAGAGACCCTTTTAGAAAAATAAACAAATATAAAATCCAACAATATCTTGGACACATGGAAAAGAATATGTATAAAGAAGTTGATTGGGTGGAAGATGATAATGGTAAGATTGTTGCTATTATTCATTATTACGATTTAAATAAAATGTCTACCAAAGAGAAAAAGGTAAAATCTTTTTGTGGACAAGAATATGTTTTGGATAAAACAAGAGGTGATGTGTATATCAAAGAGATGGCATGTTATCCTGGTTATGAAGAATGGCTAGAAAGATTAGTAGAAAAACATATTGCTAAAAAAGATGGTTTTAGTTTTCACGAAGAACCAATTACAATTGTAGAGATTGATAATCAGTTGAAAAGAAATAAAGATATCTTAAAAAATTTAGGATTTGAATGTATTGATAATATCGTAACTTCGTTTGCAGATGTTTATGGTATTTGGGTTAAAGGTGGTGAGAATTTAGAACGACCAGATAAGGCACAAGAGTTATCATTACAGAGATTAGATTATGATACACAAGATACAAAAGAGTTGATGGAACAAATTCTAAAACTTAACATTGATGATTTTGCTAATCACTATTCTAATTACAATAAAGGAAATACTTGGAAAGGTATGGTAGTTCGTGGTTATGGTGGATTAGTTGATTTCATTGTTAAACCTGCAGAGATGGTTAACTCTTGGAAAAAAGAAAACAAAGAGAAAATGGATTGGAAAGTAGAAGATACACCATTGAGAGAACAAGTACCTGGTGTGGAAAAGTTTGCAGATATACTTGGTGATTATGAACACGAGAGAATCAGAATCCTAATGTTGAAAGAGGGAGAGGGTGAACTTGAAAGACATACTGATAGACAAGATGTAGAGGCTGGTATTGGTGATGGACAATGGGCAAGGTTACACTTTCCTTTACAAACAAATCCAAAGGTAGAATTCACACAATGGAATGCTGATGGTACAAGAACTAAAAGTAAAATGGGTGAGGGTGAACTATGGTATTTAGATATGAGGAAACCACACACTGCAGTTAACTTTGGTGAACAAGATAGATACCACTTAATTATAGATGTTAAATCAGACCAACGATTAAGAGATTGGTTGGTAAGAAGTAGTGAGAAGTATCCATCTACAAAAGAGGTTGATGATTATATAGAATGAGAATCAAAGAAAAAGAGTTACAAAAAATGTTTGAGAAGGCTGGGATTACAAAAGCTCAGTTACATGAAGCATTGAAAACAATGGGTAAGAAACATTTGAAAACAAAACTCATGAAAGATGCATGGACAATGGATAATCCTACAAAGAATTATTGTTATGTTGTTTCTGAGTTTGTATATTATTATTTATCACCACCAGGTTCTAAACCTTACAAGTTGGCAGGTATACCTGGTGATGATGGATTACATAGATTTATTAAATGGCCTGATGATACGATTGTAGATTTATCAGTAGACCAATTTGATAACTATGAAGATGTTGATTACTCACAGGCTAAGGTTTGTTATTTCATGACTAATCAATATAACAAAGGGCCAAGTAAAAGAGCTCGTATCCTTGCTGAGTTAATGGGATGTGAGTTACCAAGTAATCGAGAAAAAGTAAACACAAAGTTTTGGTAATAATATGAATAAATTTTTTGAACCTACATACGAAGATAATAGTGGTAAAGTATGGGGAGTTACAGAGTTATTAGATTTAGTAAAAGATTGGGATGACCCTAATCCTAAAGTAGTTATAGAAGAGTATGATGGAATCAAAGTTGTACGAGATGATTTATTACATCATGGTAGTAAGATTCGATTCATCGATAAGTTTATAAAAGATACACCAGCAAAAGAGATTGTATTTGGAAGTTGTCCTGCTACAGGTTATGCACAAATATCTTTACCTGCTGTTACTAACAAGTATGGAAAGAAGACTGTATTGTTTATGGCTAAACGAAATCCTGAAAACTATCACGAGTATCAAAGAAGAGGAATGGATTTAGGTGCTATATATAAATGGGTGAACATGGGAATGTTATCAGTAACACAAGCAAGAGCTAGAGAGTATGTAAACGAAAGTCCTGATACGAGAGCATTGTTTCCTATTGGATTAGAACATCCAACAAACATTGGTAGTATGATAAAGGTTATTAGAGAAAATTTAAAAGATGTAGATTTTAGTGAGATATGGAGTGTTGGTAGTAGTGGTTCTTTGAGTAGAGGATTACAATTAGCATTTCCTGATAAAGATGTGAATGTGGTTTCGGTTGGACACAAGATGAGTGAACGAGAAATAGGTAGAGCTAAGTTCTATCGTTCAGAATACAAATTCGAAAAGGTGATACCAGAATCCGAGATGCCACCATTTCCATCGGCTCCAAGTTATGATGCTAAGGCTTGGAAGTTCATTAAAGAATATGCTAAACCAAATGCTTTATTTTGGAATGTTGGCTATTAGCAAAAAAAGACTTGACTTTAATATAAAAAGTTTCGTACATTTGACGGTAAATTAAATTGGGAAAATACAAAGGTTATAAAATGAAAAACTTAACAGAACAGCAATTAATAGAAAACTACAACAAGTTAGTAACTTTAGTAGAAGAGAACTTTACTGGTGACAGGAAAGATAACTTGCTTGCGATGTATAAGTTCTTCGAAGATAGAATGGTTGTAGCACCAGCAAGTGGTAAACCTTATTATCATTATTGTTTCGTAGGTGGTTATATAGAGCATGTTTTACATATCGTAGAAACTGCTAAAGAACTTATGAAAGTATATGAAAAGGTTGGTGGTATAATTGATTTCTCTGAAGAAGAATTAGTATTCGCAGCACTACATCATGACTTAGGTAAAGTTGGAGATTTAACACACGAGTATTATCTTGTACAAGATGATGATTGGCGTAGAAAAAAACTTGATGAATGGTTCATTCAGAATCCTGATATGAATTTCATGACGGTTACAGATAGGGCTTTATATTTGTTATCACACTTCCAAGTTCCTGTAACTCAAAATGAGTGGTTGGCAATCAAGTGTAGTGATGGTATGTATGATGAAGCAAATATGCAATATTACAAAACATTCAAACCTGAGAATTCATTCAGATGTGCTTTACCATATATCATTCATTGGGCAGACCACATGGCTACCGTATCTGAGAAATCGATGTGGAAGTATCAAGAAGATGTTAAAACTGAAAAGGTAAATAAATCAGTTGGTAATATCAAAAAGGCAGTAAAGACTGAAGTAGAAACTAAACTCACAGGTGATTCACCAAAGGATTTATTTGATGAGTTGTTTGGAGAGAAAAAATGATATTAGAAATTATCTTTGGTTGTTTAGCAGTAACATTCGGATATACAAGTTGGAATCTTTTTCAGAAAGTAGAAAGATTAGAGGGTTGGATTGAAGATTATGCAGCTAGAATAACCATAACAAAAAATGTACTCGATGAATTAGATTCAGAGGGTAAGTTCGAATCCGATGATGAAATCGGAACAGTCTTTGAGGGTATCAAAGAAACAATTGAAGAGTTAAACACAATAACAGAAAAGGATATATAATGCCAAGAAAAGCAGCTAAAGGTTCACCAAGATATTACTTCCATCAAGGAACAGAAGATGCAATCATTCGTCATAACAAAGAATCTCGACCTCATATGAGGAACAGAATCTACAATGAACATATCAGAGTTCCTTTTGAAAAACTATGTGAGAATATCATTCACACATTTAAGTTTTATTACTTTGATGTTCCATCGGAAGATGTTAAACATGAGGTAGTAAGTTTCTTGTACATGAATATGCATAAGTTTACTGAGGGTAAAGGTAAGGCCTTCTCATACTTTAGTATTGTTGCAAAGAACTACTTGATTCTTCATAACAACAATAACTACAAAAGGTTAAAACAACATGATGGTGAAGAGGTTACTGATTACAAAAGAGACCCTATCACAGAACTTCGTGGTAAGGAAAATCAAGAGATACAATTTGAGTATCTACATCAGTTGGTAGAATATTGGAAAAATAATCTAACTACCGTTTTCAAACGAAAGAAAGATTTAGATGTTGCTAATGCTGTGGTTCAATTGATTGAAATGAAAGATAGTATTGATAACTTTAATAAGAAGGCATTATATATCTTGATTCGTGAGATGACTGGTTCCAACACACAACACATTACTCGTGTTATCAATGTGATGAAAAAACATCACAACCAATTACAAAAGGCCTACATTGCTACAGGCTCTATCGAAACAAGATATACAGGTAGTTGGTTCAATACTAAATAAAACTAAAAAGGGGAAGCCTCGGAAAAGACTTCCCCTTTATCATTTATCCGATATAGTACTACTTACGGAATAAACCCACTAACACCAACAAAGCGACTAATCCAGCAAATCCAGATTCGCCGAATGTGTTGATTATTTGTGTTAGGTTACCAATAACATTAACGCCGAAGATACCACTTCCAAAGATTACTTCAGAAATCGCACCTATGGCTACAAAGGATAAAAGAAGATGAGCTAAGTCATCAACATATCCCTTTACGAGTGTTATGATTTCCTTCATATGGTTTCTCTCCCGTTAGTTAATCAATTTCATCGGTTTTCACCGACTCGTATAATAACTATTGTATATATTTAGAAAAAATAATTGATATATAAATATATACACCTATTTTTTCATTGTTACGATATTTATTAATGAACCAAAATAGGTAAAATTATGGCAATCGATTTCGAAATATTTGATGGAAAAACCTTATCCGATGTATTCAAAGACATTTATGATAATTCTAAAAGAAACAAAGAACAATTAGAAGTATTGATGAAAGAAGTAGTTGGATTCATCAAGGATGGTGATACGGCTGTTCAAATCATTCCTATGTTAAAAGAGTACTTAGAAATTAATGTAAAGAATGATGAACAATTGGTAAAACTCGCTACTATCGTACAGAGATTAGCACAAGCTAGTAAACAAGGTGATAGTGAGGGTGAGTTTGGATTATCTGAAAAAGAGAAAGAACAATTAATGCAAAACATAACCGATACGGTTAATGAGTTACAAGACCATAATGACAATATATTACAGAAGATAGAATAATGGCATATGAAAAGAAACCTGGTAGAGGAGTTTCTATACCAGAACAAGGGGGTTTACAAACTCTCAATTCATTAAAACGAAGATTAAAAGAAGTAGTACAAGAATCACAATTCTACGAACTTGAGCCAGTAGAAGTTTTAGATGTACACTTGGATGATACCAAATCGTCTTTTCCTTTAAAAGATAATCAACCAGATTATTCTTATGTTGGTGGAGTTCTTGGTAGAATGATTTATTCTGAACAAGGTTTAAATGTTGATAGATGTAGAAATTTTAAACCATTGAATCCTAACATGAATTATACACCAGCAGTTGGTGAGATTGTGATTGGTGTAAAATATTTATCTGATTACTATTACATCAGCACATTAAATTTATTTGGTAATCCTAATTTAAATGTACAACATGGTATTAGTAGATTAAAAAGAAAAGGAACATTAGAATCTGAAAAAGGAATCGATACACCAAATCAAGGTAATGATAAAGGAACATTATTAGGTTATTATCTTGATAGTGGTAGAGATAAGGATGCAAGAAAGTTATTACCTAATGAGGGTGATTTTATTATAGAGGGTAGATTCGGAAATAGTATTCGTTTAGGTAGTGATATAAAAAATGAGAATACAGAATCACCAAATATTATCTTAAATGTTGGACAAAGTAAAGATGAGTTTCCAAATCCTAAACAACCAATAGAAGAAAGAATCGATACAGATGGTTCAAGTGTTTACCTTACAACAAATCAAGAATTAACTTTTACACCTGGTATTGAATCAGGTTTAGTAACAGCTCCATATGATGGAAACAATGTTTTGATTAGTTCTGATAGAATTTTATTTAACACAAAGAATAGTGGTGATATAGGAATGTTTAGTAACAACAATTTATCGTTGGGTGCTAAAACATCTGCAGTTATTGAATCACCTGAAGTTAAGATTGGAAGTGTAGGTGCTTCTGAACCACAAGTGTTAGGACAAACTTTATATGATAAGTTGGATGCCTTAGTAACTGCAATTGGTGGTGTTACTGGTATACCAACACCAACAGGCCCAACACCTGGTCCCGTAAGTGCGGCACCAAATTGGTCAACGGTAGTACAAGCACTATCAGATGTTAAAAGTGCTTTAAGTACAAAACACAAAATAGATGAGTAAAATATGAGTTGGGCGATATTTAAAAGTGAGTATAAAAAAGGTTTAAATAATGATGATGATATGGCAACAGTGATTGCTGATGCATATGATAAATGTGTGAAGTTGGGAACAGCTAATCCACCAGGTATCGGGCCAATGGCTTCAGTAAATTTGAGTGGATTGAAAAGTCAATTAAATGCGGCTTTCAAGAGTAGAGGTAAATATAAATTAGATGTAGCTCTACAAGTTGGATTAACTTTATATTGGTTAGGTGGGGCAACAGCAGGTGGAAGTACCGTTGTGGCACCAGGTATATTTTCAGGATACTTAACAAACTTAGCAAAAAATTCTAAGGATGTTGATGAGTATTGTGATTACTTAATTGAGTGTTTCAATAGATACCATAACCAAGTTAGTTTTTTAACACCAGCTACACCACCAATACCATCAGTAGGTTACAAAGTATCAGGATAACTAAAGGAGTTAATAATGAAGAAAAATGACTTAGTAAAAATAATCGAATTAGTAGTTCGTAAAGAAGTCAAAAAACAGATGAATGAGATATTTATTAAGGAGAATAAATCTTCTCTTAAATCTCTTACACCTAAAAAAGTTGTGAAAAAGAAACCAGTACAAAAACAAAATGTACAATACACCGAAAACAAAGCACTTAATGAGGTTTTAAATGAAACCGTAGGTTTAAGTAAAGGTGATGAAATGGATGAGTATCCAACAATGGGTGGAGGAGTATTCGATTCAAGTAGAGCATCAGAACTATTAGGATATGGAGATAGTATTGGAGCAGGTGGTGATAAAGAAACTCAAAGAAATATTGCAGCCGCACAAACACTAAGAGAAAAAGGAGTATCTTCTGAACAAGTACCAGAGAGTTTGGTAAATGCATTAACAAGAGATTATTCTGATTTAATGAAACACGATAAGATGAAAAGTAGTAGGAAATAATAATGGCATCAGTAAGAGAGTTAAACGAAGATAGAGATTCATTTTTTGGATTAACTTTTCCACTAAGAGTTGGTAATGATAATAATTTTGTAAGGTCAGAAACTCTAAGAGAACAAGCATCTTCTAATATTAAAAATCTTTTACTTACACAAAAAGGTGAACGAGTTGGACAACCAGAGTTTGGTTCTAACTTACCATCTATATTATTTGAACCTATTGATGATTCTATTAGTGATAAGGTTGAAGTAGCGATTAATGAAGCATTAGCACAATGGTTACCATATGTAGTTGCTGAAAATGTAACTACAATTGTAGATGAAGCAAATCCTAATTCACTAATCGTTAGTTTAGAATTTAGGGTAACAATTGATGACCCCGATGCCATAGAAGTAATAACATTTAATTTTAATACTGGAGCTTAAGATGCCTTCACAAAATCCTGATTATAATACAAGTACAAAAGCAATTAAAAAAGAAGTAAACTATCTTGGTAGAGAATTTAGTTCTATCAGAAGTAACTTGATTGAGTTTGCTAAATCTTACTTCCCAAAAACATATAATGATTTTAATGAATCAGACCCTGGTATGATGTTTATTGAGATGGCTGCTTATGTTGGTGATTTATTAAACTTCTATGTAGATAACCAATATCGTGAAACTTTATTACATAGTGCGGAAGAAAAGAAAAATATTTTTAAGATTGCACAATCTTATGGATATAAACCAAAACTTAGTACACCAGCAACAGCAATTTGTGATTTGAGTGTTGAGGTTCCAGCAATACAAGTTGGTGATACATTTCAAGCTAATTTAGATTATGCTCCTGTAATAGATGCTGATAGTACATTCCAATCTACAAATGGAACTATATTTAGATTGTTAGATGATATAAACTTTAAAGCTTCAAGTTCATTAGATATGATGGATATTGAAATATCAAAAACATCAGGTACAGAACCAACACATTTTAAATTAACTAAAAAGGCACAAGTAAAATCTGGTAAAAAAGAAACACAATCTTTTACATTTGGAAATTCTGTAAAATTTGATAAAATTATTTTAAACAATAATAATGTAATTGATATTTTAAGTTGTACAGATACAGGTGGTGATAAATGGTATGAAGTTCCATTTCTTGCACAAGATACAGTATTTAAATCAATAGAAAACACTACATTGAATAGTCCTGATTTATCACAATATTCAAAAGAATCACCTTTCTTACTTCAGTTAATAAAAACTTCTAAGAGATTTACAAAATATATTCGTAGTGATGGAAAAACAGAAATAAGATTTGGTGCTGGTATTAGTAATAATGCTGATGAAGAAATAATTCCTAATCCAGATAATGTTGGTAGTTCACTTGGTACTGGTTTATCTAAATTGGATGAATCATTTGACCCAAGTAATTTCTTAAAAACACAAACTTATGGTTTGGCACCAAGTAACACTACCTTAACTATCACTTATACTCATGGTGGTGATATTAAAGATAATGCAGCAACTAATACAATTACAGAATTAGATGAGGTAAACTTTACAATTGATGATTCAGGATTAGTAGCACAATCTGTTACTGATATGAAAGCAAGTTTATCAATTAAAAATCCAACACCAGCTACTGGTGGTTCAAGTGGAGAAACTGCTGAAGATGTTAGACAAAATGCATTGGCATATTTTAACTCACAGAACAGAGCAGTTACAAAAGAAGATTATATTATTAGAACATATTCATTACCACAAAAATATGGTAATATTGCGAAAACTTACATTGTTCAAGATGAACAATTAGAATCATTTACTAACTTAATAATGAGAGATGGTAAGATAGTACAGAACAAAGGTACTTCTACAATACCAAATCCATTGGCACTTAATATGTATCTTTTAGGTTACGATGCCAAGGGTAAACTTGTTACATTGAATAGAGCTGTAAAAGAAAATTTAAAAATATATCTTTCACAATACAGATTGATGACTGATGCTATAAATATTAAAAATGCATACATCGTAAATATTGGTGTAAGATTTAGTATTATCACACAAAGAGGATATAATAAAAATGAAGTATTATTAAAGTGTGTTGATGAAATGAAAAAACATTTTGATATTAAGAAGTGGCAAATTGGACAACCAATTATCTTAAGTGATATTGCATATAAACTTTCATTAGTAAATGGAGTTGCAAGTGTTGTACCACCAGTGGATGATAATCCACAAAAACAAATGGTTGTTATAGAAAACAAATTCCAAACATCGAGTGGATATAGTGGCCATGTGTATGATATACAATCTGCTACAAAAGATGGTGTTGTGTATCCATCATTAGACCCTTGTATCTTTGAGGTAAAATATCCTAACATCGATATTCAAGGTAGAGTAATAGGAGATATCTAATGTATTATTTCGAGTATCCATTAACCGACACAACAATTTATGAGGGAAATGTAACTTCATCAATCAATACAGGTTTAGACCAAATATTAGAAGTTAGAAAAAATGTAAATTCTACAGGTACTACAATATCTGTTTCTCGTATCTTAATGAAGTTTGATTATACCTACATTTCATCATCAATACAAAGTGGTATTATACCAAGTGATGCAAAATATTATTTAAATCTATATGATGCAAGTTCTGAAGAATTGGCTGTAGACCAAACCTTATTTGCTTACATCGTTAGTGGAAGTTGGAATGGTGGTACAGGTACTAAAGATAGAGACCCTGCACTTAGTGATGGAGCAAGTTGGAAGTATCGTGATAATGATACAACAAAAACTACTTGGATGGGTGGTACTGATACTAATCAAGGTGGTAGTTGGTTTACAAGTTCTGTGTCCCAATACAATGTTAGTGCTTCAGAAACTTTAATGTATGAAACAAAAGATATTAGGATGGATGTTACTGGTTTGGTTAAGAATCATATTTACTCAAGTTCAATTTATCCAAATAATGGATTTATAATTAAAAGAGAAAATCTACACACATCATCAAGTAGATATAGTATCTTTGACCCAAGAACTGCAACTGGTTCGGCAGAACATGATACAAATCAATTAGGACAATTAAAGTTTTTCTCAAGAGAAACTAATACAATCTTCCCACCAAAGTTAGAAGTTGAATGGGATGATTCAAGTTGGAGTACAGGAAGTTTATCTGCTTTGAGTTCAAATAATTTAGAAAACTTAACAATCTATTTCAAAGGATTAAGAGAAGAATATAAACAAAATTCAAAAGTAAAATTTAGGTTCGTTGGTAGAGAACTATATCCTACTCGTGGATTTAGTACAACACCAGCAGCATTGACTGTTAAAACTTTACCAAGTGGTAGTAGAAGTTTAACACAAGGAACTTATTACTCAGTAGTAGATACCTTAACCGATGATGTAATCATACCATTTGGTACAGGCTCTATTGTGAGTTGTGATTCCACAGGTAATTACTTTAACTTATGGATGAATGGTTTTATGCCAGAGAGATATTATAAATTCCAAATTAAAGTAGTGAGTGGAAGTGGAGCGAATGAAACTTCACAGGTTTACGATGATGAGTTTGAATTTAAAGTAGTGAGGTAACGATGTCTTATATAATTGCAGAACCATGTGTGGGAACTTGTGATACAGCTTGTGTTGAAGTTTGTCCAGTAGATTGTATACATGGGCCTTTTGATAAAGAGGGAAGTGGTGAAGAAGCAAAAGCAGATGGATTTAATCCTGATGGATTACAATTGTATATTAATCCTGAAGAGTGTATTGATTGTGGAGCTTGTGAACCTGAATGTCCTGTAGAGGCAATCTTTGATGAAGA